AAATATACGACATGGTTGGAATAGAACCTATGGAAGATGATAGACACTTAGACATTGAATACATGATGAATAAAGTAGAGGGCAAAGATGAATAGTGAACAATTAACAATACAAAAACTACATTGGGATAATATTAAAAAAGGTTATCCATACATTGAAGATAACAATGAGGGTTATGTCTTTGGCATTGAGTTTGGTATAGGCTTGGGAGATACAGACCAACATTGGTTTAAGTCTGAAGCAGAACGAGATAGGGTGGTAAAAGAAATGGTTGCTGAAGATAATTACCTAGAGGTAGATGAACCATATCAAGTCAATCCATTGATAACTAATCTAGTACAAGAACAGATTGAAAAAGGATTACTAAGATGATTAGAGAAAAAGAAAAATGTCCTACCTGTGCTAACGATTTGATTTCAGAAACACGAATTGTAGACATGGGATTGTTTCAACATCAATGGGAATATGTTGAATGTATAACTTGTACAAAACAATGGACTTTTAGTGAAAAAGAAATCCGTGTTAAAGTAGGGCGAAGATGATTAGAGTATACTTTGAAACAGATAGTGTATCCGAACAGGTTGCTACCTTTGAAAGTGAAAATCATTACATAGCTTGTTTACCTGTATTGGAAGAATTGGCTAGACAAGAAAAGTGGGCGAGAGTAACAGAAAGTGATGTTGACCTTAATGACGAAGATGACTATAAATACCATGAGGAAGATAGCATAAGCATAATGGATATGAAAGACCAAGTGAGGAGAAACCTGTATGGTAAAGATACTGCTTCCTAAACATTGTACATACAAACGGGTGGAATGTACTGACAAAATATACCGAGAGGATTTATGCAAACAACACCACTACTACAAAGTGAAAGGGTGGAGAAAGAAAAGATGAACAAGTATAACATAAGGTTTAACCTAGAAGAAGATACAAACAAACTAAACATAAACATATCAAAGAATAGAAAATACAATCCTGTAACACATAGACACGAATACACAGGTAAGCCGAAATACATCAGCAGTATGAGTGGTGGACTAGAATACAAACTCTACAATATACTAGCTAAGGTTTATGTAAAGATTATTAATAAGCTATCAAAATATAAAAAGAATATCTTTGAATAGTGTACAGAAATCAAATAGCATAAGTCCAAGATAGATACCGATAGGTTTATTTTATTAAGCGTAAGCTATTCAGCTACGCACAAAATCACACACCCCCCTTTTTTTAAACACGCTACCCCAATTTTTATATGCGTATAGCGTGAAGTTTTACACGCAGACACGCCCAAGTTTTAGGATAGGATAGGCGTGTGAACTTTTAGCGAGGATACCGACAGGAAGGAAGCTAGGATAGACGCTAAGATTTCGATATGAGAGTTATATGATAATAGTTATATAGTGCTAGTATAGATATCCTTATTCTTTCTGCCCGAAAAAAGATTTGACATTATGTTTAATATCAACGATAATATTTATATAGCTAATCGGCTATTGTTGATTGAGGGAGTGAGATAAACAATACATAAATATGGTAAGGTTTCCAACTCACTCTCTCGTAAATAAAAAGGAGTAAATATGAATTATTGTAAAGAAACAGAAACATTCAGAAAAACTCATCTTGATGTCAGAGTTATTGACTTAGTGAAAAAAATCATAAAAGACTATAAGCTACCAAAAGATAGCACACAAGAACTTCTTGATAATTTAGATGAGCTTAATGAATTACTATTTGAAAAAGCATGGGCAGACGAGGAGTAAATATGAAATGCAAGATATGTAATGAAACAATCTTTGGGCATGGGCATAATGCTCAACCTGTAGCTAATGGTAGATGTTGTGATGTTTGCCAAGATACAAAGGTGCTTCCCCTTAGATTAGATTTAATGTTAAATGAAAGTCCAGCGTTCCAAATGTTCGCAAGAATGATGCAAGATATGGAGAGGGTAAATGAGTAGAGGCTTAATGGAACATTGTAAAGTATGTTCTAAACAAGTATACCTAGAGGATACACCTACTTATGATGTAGACCAAGAAACAGGTGATAAGTATTGTGATGCTTGTGGTATATTAAATGAAAGTATAAGAGAACAATATGAAATAAAGGAGAAAGTAAATGAGTAGAGGTTTGACGCAAGAACAAAAGAATTACTTAGATGAGGTGATGAAAGAATACCGACAGAGAACAGGTACAGCTATGGGAAGCATAAGAAGATTGTCTAACCAAGACTTTGAAAGCATATACCAAGAGGTTAATATGTATCTGTTTGATAACAGAGATAGACGATATGACCTACACAGAAAATACATACCATTGAAAGACAGGGTGATTTAATATGACTACATTAAAATGCAAAGACAAGATAGCTACAGAATGGGCGAAAGAAAAGAAAAGACTGAACGCTATGACAGACAAAGAGATACGAGAGTATCCCCTATGCTTTGATTATGTAGAGGCTAATTACTTTGCCAATGACAAGGGCGAACATGCACACGAGGGCTACCACAGGTATCAAATGTCCTATGGTGGTCCACAAGATGAGATACGCTTTTATGACAATAACAAAGTTATGTACGCTTTTTTAGACTGGGGAGATGGTGCAGAGATAGACATAACAGACGAGGCAATTACCGAAAGGTTTAGAAAGATATATCAAGTTTAACATTCATTAAACTCCTTTGAAAATACCCTGAAGTTTTAAGATTTTCTTCGGGGTATTTTTTTGACCAAATTTTAAGCTAGTATTGGACAGGATGACCGGGACATGATAATTTGCATTATCATATCGCAAAAGCACTCCCCGGGAAATATGTTAAAAAAACCGGGGAGCACCGAAAGGAGTTGCTCTTATGAAAGAAACAACATTAAATATCTAGTATGTAAACATCCTCATCGTCATCAGTGTGTGGTTGTTGCTTCCAATCAATCGCTTCTACTTTCTTCTCCGCATATGCGTGTACATCGTCTAGTACCTTTCTATCCCGAATGGTATAAACCTGACCGTCTTCTGCGTGTACTCTTATTACTACTTCCAATCTATCTCTCGCTCTATCCATCTGACCATTGTTCAGGTTCGCCGATTTGGTTACCATGCTCATCTACAGGTATCTGCGTAGAAGGTTCGTTGTACAATGACTTGTCATTAATATCTAAACCTTGTTCTTCAGCTAACGCTCTCCACACGGCATTCGTACCTTCGGTGAACGCTTCGTAAGAAAGCTCATTCTGTACATCAGCAAGTTTAACTAACCTCTGTGCTTTCCACCACAACTGACTAATTCTGTTGGGTCGTATGTGAAATCGCTGTACATTAGAGTTGTCATCCTCTGTGTGTTCTGCTTTACCTTCAAGTTGAAAACTTCTGTCTTCCATAATTACTCCTTTTCTTTATTTATCTATACTTGTATTCTAACACCATATTGATATTAGTGCAAGAGCAATCTAAGATGAGTGTTGGGGAAATCCTGTCCGTATGTACCATTGGGATTCATCAAGCCAATTGACTTTTCATCCAAGTTCCGTTATACTGCCTGTCCATCATTCGTTTAGACCAACCTCATCTTGATTACCTATAGTATCATTGGTATCGGAATGCACAGGCTTTTGCACATTCAAGTAACATTGAGGGATAGAGCTTACGCACCTACATCTTTTACCTCGTTACATCTAGTCTATGACGACCTCATCATTTGACATCGGTTCGTGTAGACCAAGCATTGTTCCCTATCATCAGAACAATTCTGCCACGCACTCTTAATCCATTAGCTAACATTTCATAAGAGTTCCAATTAACTATATAAATATAATAGCACGAATTTTTAGGTTAGATGTTACAGAAATGTTAACAATTTAAAACTAAGATACCTACAGGTTGAAATTTTATAGATTGGATAGGCTAGGATAGGGGCATGATAATACTTACGATTATCATGTCGCAAAATCCCACCCCCCTTTCGGGGGGTAGGTTGTGTAGTCTAGTGCCAAACTACACTTTAATTTCGTTGTAGTCTAGAACCATATCTAGAATAGCATTTCTTTTTTTCTGATGTCCAGAGTTGAACATTTGTCTTTCAACAATCTTAGAACTATCAGAATATTTTCCCTGATACCAATCCAAGTGTTCAGTCAAAGCATTTAAGCCACCCCACATAGTATTTTCAATCCCGTCCATAGTATTGGCTAAAGTTCGTCTTTGGTCTTTCAAATCATTGTCCCATCTGTTTTGGTAGATGTTAACCAATAATTCCTCGGCATTATCAAATTTATTTGATTGCATAGAACCATATTTGATAGGCGAACCATCTTCACCGAACTTAGGTTCAGGTCTACCCTTGCCGTTGTAAACCTCTGAAACGTCATTCTCTTTAGCGTCAACACCATTTAAGCCAACATACATTTTTCTAATATCTTCAGTTGAACATGGGAGTTCAAAAAGATTATCTCCGATAACTTGCATTTGTTTAGCGTAAACTTGGAATTGCTCAATAGATTTTTTTGCTAACTCAATTTTATTATTTACATTTAATGTATGCTTGGCTCTAATTGAATGTTCAGTATTACTCAAAGCAAACGATAATTGATTTGTGCATGAAAGTCTAATTGGAGTAATCATTGCAGTTACTCCCATTGAGCCGTCATGACCATTGGCAATAGTTAAGTAATTATCTACTTTGTCATTTTGCCCGAATAAAAAACCTGAGTCAGGTAATTCCATTATTCCATATACTTTATGTCCGTCCCCTAATTTACCAGCATTTACCCATTTAGCATTTGGAAATTGTTTCATTAATACATCACCAAATTCAAAAAGCGTTTCATTCTGAACTGGTGTATATTGTGAAGTTCTGAAAGCTAATCCTGTTCCAGTATCTTTTCTGACTACTACAACTCTATCGTTGTTTTGCCCTTTCGGGATTGTCCAAGATTGTTCTAGGATTTGATTAGTTCCTGCAACTAAAGATTTAGTTACTACTTTAGAAACCTCTTCCACAGATACATTCCAATTAGATAATCCAAAAGTATCCATGACTTGTTGTGTATCTTGCCAATTAATATCTTTGGAATTATTATCCTCTTGGCTAATAAGTTCCCAAGACTTAGCAAGTGTTGTTATTTCATTTGTGTTCATAAAATTTTCTCCTTATATGACACTAGTTTTATTTATTGATTATTTTATATTATCTGGTAATTTTAAAAAGTACAATATATTTAGCGTCAATTTTTGGAAGATGTAACACAATTGTAACATTTAGAAGTTTTATATGAATTTTTAGACTTGACAAATATAGGAAAGTATGGTATAGGCAAGTCAGGATGGCGGCATGATAGGTTTCAGCCTATCATATCGAAAAGGTTACGATATTCGTAATGGTTTCTGTTGCCAAGTACCATTAAACTCCGAGTCTTATTCAGATGAACTAAAAGTTACTAGTGGCTAGATACTCTTAGACTTGGTTTGGTTGTTGATTGCTTTACAATCAGTTCCATATCAATTTTATGCTTAATGAGTTTAGCGATTAATAAATCCCAATCAGCAATTGAATTTCTTGTAGAACCTTTAACCATTGTCAAAGTACCATTCGTCAAATCTAACTTATCTAATCCGAATTCATCAAGTATAGCTTGAAACTTTTTTCTGATTTCATTCTTTTCAGAAGTTAGTCTTTTGATTTCACTATCTAACTTTAGGTATGCGTTCAACTCTTTATTGAGTTGAGGTTTCATTCCTTTAGGTAGAATGGCTTTCATTTCATCTCCTTTCTTGTACTAATTTTTTATCTAAGAATAGGTTATCATTAAATTATAAATATCGTCAAATTTTAGTCTAGGAAACAGGAAGGATAGGTCGGCAAGGAATGAGATATGAGAGATATGAGAGAAATAGATATGAGAGAAATGATAGAAATAGGGGGTTTTCACCCCCTATTCTTTCAAATAAGCATACCCCCTATCAATTTCATAATCGTCTGGAAATCCTACATCTTTAAACATCTCATTAAACATTGTAGAGCTGTGTGTTCTTATATCAAAATTAAAAGTATTTTTAAAGAAATCAATTATAAACGCTGCTAATAATTCTCTACTATCAATATCAATCCAACATTCCTCTTTCATTGAGTCGTGAATTATAGTTGCAGTTTCCTCAATTTCATTTTCAAAATCAGACGGAAAGTAATTATCAATATAATTACTGTATTCCATTTCAATATATCCGTCAGTACCATCCATCCAAAATGTAAGATATTGTCCATCCGACCAATCTCCATCAAATGCAATATCGTTAAGTATTTTTTCAACTACTATGTAATCGTAATTTTTAATCATTTTTAAATCTCCTTAAAGTTTTAATTTATTTAATAAAGTAATGGTAGTTGAATTTTTAAAATAAAGCAAGTTTAGGATACAGGATAGGATACGCACCAAAAGGAGATATGAGAGTTATATATGAGAGAAATGATAAAAAATAAAAGGGGAGCCGAAACTCCCCTCTTAATTTAATCGTTTGTTTTAAACAATTCCTCAGCATAGCTAAAGTCAAATCCCAATGCATCCGTTCTTATTTCCATGTTATCAATAACTATTTGTAACATTTCAAAAATAACTTTGAGTTGAGCATTCAACAAGTCAGAACTATAATCTTTCATAGTGGTAACCTCATTTCCTCTTCTGTTAATTGTGTAGCGTCAATAAAAGTTTTTCTGTCAAATCTTGGGTTATCCAATTCGCAGAAATCTGTTAATTCGGCAGTAAGTGTACTTAGCATTTTTATAGCCCATACAGGATTATTATTTTCATCAGCCATTTTTCTTAATTTTTTTACTATGGCTGCGATTGCTATGTAATCTTTTTTTGTCATTTTTTATTACTCCTTTGTAATATTGTTTATTTAAAGTTAGATTACATGAATTTTTAGAATTGGTCAAATCTAGGATGCAGGATAGGAAAGGACCCCGAATTAGGTATGAGAGTTATATATGAGAGATGTGATAAGAAGAAAAACCCCCCGACTATTAAATCGGGGGGCTAAATGGAGGTTAAGACTCGTTAAGGCGTTTATAAAAATTCCATTAATGCATCGCTTAATTGAAATCTATCTACTTTTGAAATGTCTCCTGTATGCTCTTTTAATCTCATCCACCCCTCAACATAAGGTTTGTATCTGTCATCATTTGATACGTTCATCTGCCCAATTAGATTATGTAGGGCTGAAATTATTGAATGTGCTACCATTCCAAAATCAATATCAACTTGTTGTATCTCACGCTCTTTTTGAAGCTCTAATAATAGACGCATAGTTAAACTATATAGTGCTTCATTATTAGTAATCCATTCATGAAAAACTTGTGTTTCTTTATTTGCCCAACCTTTGTATTCTTGATTGTTATTCATTTTGATATCTCCATATCTATTAATTTTTAATTGTAAGTAAATTTTATATCCTGAACCTGTATATTGTCAAGTTTTAGAAAAACAGGAAGTCAGGAAAGGCGGGCAGGAAAAGGAGATATGAGAGTTAGATATGAGAGATAAGATAGAAAAATAAGGGGAGAGCCGAAGCCCTCCCCATTCTTTTTATTCACTCCTTTCATCTGCTATTTGGTTTAACATATCAATTGCTATTGATTGTACTTTGTTAATAAAATCTACCCTTTTCCCGTAGTGCATATGTTCGTATTTATTCCAAACAGTATCTAGCACTCCTTTAAGTTCAGCCAATATTCTACAAGTTTGGTAAACTTGAACAATGTATTTAGCCTCATTATCTAAGTTCGGAAATTCATTTAAGAAATCCTCTTTTTTCCAATCTGGCACATATTGAATTTGTGCAATTAGAGCTTGTACTAAGTTTGGTTTTTCTATGGGTTTAATTTGATTTAGCATTTTTGAACCTCCTATAAGTTCATATTTATTTAAGTGGGAGATGTTAAGAGCCATCTCCCAAAGCTCACTAAGGGTTTATTTTTCTACTATTACAAAGTGTATTTGATACGGCAAAAGAATTGTTTTCTTATTTAATCTATCTCTATAGCTTTCTTGATAGATTGAAAGTCTTTCTTCAAATGTTGTGTTTTCCCAATCTAAGTTGGGAGCAGCATTTCGCCAGTATTTCTGTACAGGGTCATCTGGTTCAATAGTAGAGTGTTTAATTTGGAACTCAAAAGTTCCGTTTGAGTAGTTGTTGATTTTCTTTGAGTCTTTCATGTTTATTTTCCTCCATGAATTAAGTTGTTTATTTAAGTGTGGGGAGTGGGTAGCACCTCCCCGTTGTGTTGCTTGGCTCTAAGCTCTTACAGTAGTAATGTAAAACTCAGAGTCAGACTCCCTTATTTCAAAATGATAATGAACAATTATATTTTGAGCCAAAGGATTGTATCTGCCATCATTTGCATATGGCTTGTATCCCCACTTGGAAACAATCAAACCATTTTCTTCAGTGGTTCTAAAGTATTTGGTTTCATCCATTATGCTTTCATAATCGCCAGTCTGATGAGCCTGCATTGCATCGGCGACAATCGCACCCATAAATTGGGTTTGGTCATCGTCTATCAATCGCCTCATGCCTTTATTAAGTCTTTCAGTCTTCATAGCAAACTTCCTTTCTAGTACATTTACCCTAGTACCATTTCCAGTCGGTCTTGCTACCCTTAGCCGATTTCTCAACTTCCATTTATTTATTTAGTTGTTAACTTGTCAGTAGCTAACTGACATAATCCATATTATTAAATGGTTTAATTATTGTCAACTTTACGGCAAATATCGTCAGATTTACGGCAAAATCTGGCAAAGGGGGGGTTATAGGTCAAATCTGTATATAGGGGTCAGCTACATATTAAATAAGCTAGGCAAATTTTTAGAAAACGGGATGTTTTACAGGGGGTAGGTGTAAAAAATTTTGAAAAAAAATTTTCAGAAAATGGGATAGGATGACTTCGACTAGCCAGAGCCTAACCCACGTATCGTGTAAAAGGTCTAAATATTATAACACAAATGTATAAAGGCACTACATGTTGTAGTGATTAGTACGAGTATGCCTATTCGGGTCACGGAAATAAGTGGTCGTTTCTAGCATCACGAGACCACTGGTGGGAGAATGCGTAGAAGTCTTTACGTTTATTGGTCGACTTGTTACAGTCAGGACATTTGACATTACCACTATCATTGAAACCCATAACTTCTTCAAAGGTGTTGGTATCACACTTTTTGTTTTTACATATGTAATCGTATCTAGGCATAGGTTAAGGGGTGCAGACTCCAATGAAGCTCAACATGAGTATAAAGCCTACTATAATTAGTTCTTTAGAGTTGTGCCTATTCATCTTGGGGTACTGCTAACGTAATCTCGTGCTGAGAGTCCGTATACTGCGTTGTGTTGTAATTATAGGTAAATATAGGTTCTGCATCTAAAACGCGTTGTATAACGCCATTAGAGGCATTGTAGGCTGTAGGATATAGAGACACAGTATCTTCAGTAACGTCTAACTCAAAGTGGATAGTGCCATTAGCATCCATTGAGCCCACCTTCGGTGAATAAGTCAGTTCACTAATTGTATACTTCATATCTCTATACCCTAGCTAAATTATTTCTTTTTCTTGCTCTTACTAGAGCTTTTTTCTTCAACCACTTCTTCTTCTTCGACTACTTCATCTACAGTAACTCCACCAGTTGATTTTTTAAGGAGTAGCTCTAATTCGTCTACTCTTTTTTCGAGGGCTTCATAGTTTTGAATTACCTCGTTTTGGAAGTTGTTAAAAACTCCATCTTTTACGAAAGCCATATTATTTTCCTCCTAATATGCCTAGACCATTTTTACCACCAATGGCTAACCACTCTTTAGAGGATATCTTGCCATCTTCTAGAGCTTTGGCAAGCAACTGTCCGATTTGTTCTAACTCCTCTTTGGAGTCTACATTCTTTAGCATTGATAGGAAAAATGTAATTATGTTTTTGTAAGGTTGCGGTGTTAAAGGTAACACCATTTGCAATAACTTCATCTTTTCTCCTGTTATCTCTGCCTCTGCAAAGGGGCAGTCCTATTTTTTTGTGGCAACTACGTTGCCCCATCTACTATTATTATACACTATTTTTGAAGTCTGCGGCAAATAATCTGCCTATTGTTTTTTTAGTATTAGAGTCTTTAAATAAATCGTTGCCTAATTGCACCATCAGTCGATAATCTATTTCTTCTCCACTGTAAAGTGCATCTTTCAAGGTTGTGTACGCTTTATTCTCCATTAACGCTTTATCAAAACAATAAGATAAAATTTTAGTTATCGATTGATATTTATTTAGGTAAAGACCTTTATCGTCTATATCCCACTCATATATGTCAACAGGGTCATTTATAAGAGCTATATCTACAGCATATCTAACGTCACCTGTTATAATAATTCCTCTTTCACAATCTAAACCATGATAATCTTTGTTTTTTAACGTGTATCCTTGGGTTTCTTTTAAATAATTTACATAAGTCATTATTTGACTTCTTAATTTAGTTTCACCTTTAAACTTAAGCTCTACTGGAACTAACTTATTATTTAATTTGCTCTGCAATAAAATATCTACACGACCAGCGTTAGGCAAACTTACTTCTTCATTAAGAACTTTGAAATTTTTTAAACCTAGACTATTAAAATGCTCTACAATGTAATCTCTTAACAAGGCTTCTTGTTTTTGTTTTACACCTTTTTCATCTGTAACTCCTATAAAAGGGCGATACTTTTTTTTATTAATAGGTCTTCTGTATGCTTGTTTAACGGGTGGGGACGGAAGCAATCCTTCTGCTCTTAAATCCTCATAAAATTTTACTTTATGCCATTCGTTTAAGGCATATTGGTCAAGGTCAAAATCTGGCTTAGGAGGGCTCCTTTTTATCTGATAACACTCATAACTACAAAAAGAACCTTCAAACTTTTGTCTAGCCCTCTGCTCAATTATGTTTTTGTTTCTTTTAAATTCTTTTCCGCATCTTTTACAAATTAAAGTAGGAAATCGATAATTAGTATGGCATTTCTTATTGCAAAAAAGTCCCCCTTTAAATTTAAGGGCTAAACTTGGCACTATTGAGTCACCACACGCTATACATTCATCGTAGTCTTCAGGACGCTCATCAGCGATAGTAGCTAAATCATTTTCTTTTAAAATTTGATGAACATAAACACGACTAACCTTGAACTCTCTAGCAATTTGAGATGCTTTGATATATGGGTCATTTTGCCTTAATCTAATTATTTTGTTTTTAGTTTTCACTCAGATAGTAAACCTTTTTCAATTAATATCTGTTTATTTTTCATGTGGGCAGCTTCCAAGTCATCTTTACTGCCACCGTAATATTCTACAGCAAACCCATCTGCAATCATTCTTTTGTTGATGCTTGTGTCAGGGTCAGCGTCTTGACCAGCTTCCCAAATGTTTCCAAGTATTCTACCGAACTTACCTCGGTCCAAAGACTCTATCATAATTGTAGAGCCGATAGGGCATCTATTTTCAATGTATGCTTTAGATAATAATCCTCGTTCCTTTTCTTCTAAGTTACGAGTTCTAGACTCTGGGGTGTCGATTCCCATCAATCTAATCCTCTGTTTATATAAGATAACGTCAAATCCTAAGTGGATATTTACGTCTATCGTATCTCCGTCAATTATTTTTACGACATCAGCTTTGTACGTGTACATTTTTTCTTTCCTTCTTCCTGTTTTTTCTAAAGCAATACTCACATCCGTGATTATGTCCAGATTTTTCCATTCGTTTTACATTTAGTTTTCTGCCACAGTCGTAGCATTTACTCCAATTTTTTCTGCCCATTATTTTTTAGTCTCCCAAAATATTCTTTCTACATCTTGTATTGCAGACTTAAATGCTTTAGCCATTTCTAAATCTACATTTTGTTTTACATGAGAGCCTAGTTTTCCTACTTTCCAAACTAACTCATGAAGCTCTGGGTATTTTTCTATGTGTTCTGGCTTGAAGTAATCTGTCCAGATACCCACTATTGTTTCCTTAGCTATTTTTGCATGCTCTTCTTTTTGAGCCACATACCTAGGAATAGCATTTGCTTTTTCAATAGAGTCTTCTTGTTCGTAGGCTTCTAGTATAAACTCTACCATTTTAATCGCCGTGTCTGCTGCTTGCACAGCATCATCAGGTTGATAGATACCACACGGCACATCACAGTGTGCATACGCTGTATCTATGGATTTAAATAAGTTTTTAATCCTTGCTAAAGTTATCATATTTTTCTCCTAAAAATTACGTCTGCTAATAGTATAACAGACTTTTTATTATTCTGCATTTCTTTACTATTGTACTACGATTTCCGCAAAATTTTGAGGGAGGGGGGACTATAGGGGGGAGGGAGCTAGGAAAGAGATATATTATTTATTAATTTAACTAGAATTAAGTATAATAATAGTGATGATTAGTAATCTAGCGGGATTAATAACCGGTACGGAGGAGAGTTACTGATACGGAGTAGCTCTCCCCATAGTCCCAACAGGAGAAATAAATGACCATATGTCTACAGAAATTCTAATAAAAATAAGTATTTTGGTGGGGGTTTTTATTACAATAATGCTAGTCGCAGGTGAATACTATAGCTAGGAGGCTAAAAGGACATGAAAAAATTAAACTTAAAATCAAAGCTCAAAAAAGCGGCAAACGTACTCGCTGGAATTTTTACGTTTGCTACAGTTGCAGGTGGTATTAGTGCACTAGCAACTACAGTTGTAAATCCAGTAGATTTGTGGTGGAGTATTGCACCAATAGAAATTGCATACTTTAACTACATTATTACCTACACAATGGTAATAGAATATTTAGAATTTTTACAAACGTATTACTGGTATTCAGTTGGAGCATCATCTGGAGCAATTGTTCTAGGATTAGCTGCTCAAATTAGAAGTATCGCAGGACTTAAAAAAGTTCCAATGGCTATAGTGCGTTCTCCGATTACACTGTATCAAGATGTAAAAAACTTTAGAGATTGGTTGTTTAATAAAATAGAACACTTAAATTCAGAGTCAGCTAAATGGAGAAGATTCTTTACAGTTATGAAATCTCCATACAGCATGCTTAGAGCCTTTGGTTTAAACCCACAAATGGCTGTTGGTTTATTAGCAGTTGGTGGTACAGCAGGTACAGCCGTGGCAGTAAATGAAATCGTAGTAGAAAGAAGTTTCTCTAATGGTTCACCGGGTATCTACGCAGCTCCGTCAGAGTTTCCTAGCGAAACATTAGAAAAAGAAATGGCGTGGAGAAAAGATAATCCAGACGATAACACGTTAAGGATTGTACTTGGAACTACACCAGTAGAAGAAATAAATATTTCTAACGTGTCAATTGGTACTGCATACACAGGTTCAACACTACCATCAGGTAAAGCTGAAGCTATCTTGATTGAAGGTAAAGCAGGAACAACAGCTAGACTAGAAATAGGACAGCTATTGTTTGAAAGAAATACATGTAAGACATT